ATCTGCCTCGTAGCGGACGCCATCCACCAACAAGGCCCGGTCGTGATCGGTAAAGCCCAGCGCCACGCCATCCTTGCGCGTGACCAGCCAGCACCGGCACATCGTCGTGGCACCGCTTTCCAGTCGTGTCTGCATTTCCTGAGGAATATCGCGCATCAGACCCGCACCTCCACGATAGGAACGGAGGGGATTTCCCCCGCCTCGAAACCGCCCATGGACACCTCGATCACATCCGTGTCGAAGCGGACCGGAACGTCGAACTCGAACCCGGCGGTGATGACGGCCCCGTCCTGCGGTGGCGTGTCGAAGCTGACGATGCCCGTCGCCGTATCCAGCGCATACCCGTCAAAGACCTGCACGCCCCCCACGCCCAGACGCAGCGTTCCCTCCACCGGCTTCTCGATGGGCCGCACATAGGATGTCGGCCCCGACAGATAGGTCTTGCTGAGCTGAAAGGCACCGCTGACACCGTCACCAACGCCGATCTCCTCATCGAACGGCTCGATGGCCCGGTCCGAGGGGGCGGTGCGCCAATCCGACCAGTCGCGCCAGCGAAAGCCGTGCAGCCGCCCGGCCCGCGCCTCGAAAAAGCCGATCACAACCTCCAGATCATCGCGCGACCGCATCCCCAACCCCGCATCGTAGCGGCGGCGCGAATGGGCCCAGGGGCTGTTGCGCTCCTCGTGCCCGCTGGCCAGCGTCACGATCTCCGTGCGCCGCTCAGGGCCGCCGGTCGATCCGAAGCTGACGCTGACCGGAAACCGTACCTCGTGAAAGCTCATGGGCTCACTCCATTCAATATTCAATTCTTGGGGGGGCACGCGCCCTGCGGCACGCTTTCGACGCGCGGGCGACCTCACATGTTGCGTTTGCCGCGTGACAGGGCGCGCGACATCTCAGCCGCGACCTGCGTGCGCGAGCGGCGGAATCCTTCGACATCGGGGGTGGAGATATTCATCGTCACGTTGACCGAACCGCCGCCGCCCGCTGCCTTGACGCCCAACGCACCGTCGGCACCGCGGGTCAGGGGCATGATCGCCTCGGGTCCGGCCTCCCCCATCAGGCCCATGCCCCCGCGCATGGGAAAGGTCGTGGCCCCGCTGACCACCCCCCCCTTGGCAAAGGCCGTGGGCCGCCCGCCCGACATGACCCCGCCCTCCGCGAACGGCATCATCGCGCTAAGACCCTTTTGCACCAGCCCGCTCAGCGATGATCCGACCGCGTTCTGTACCGGCTTCAGCGCCTGATCCAGGAGCGAGGACGAGATGCTCGCCCCCAACTGCCGCAGTGCATCCGAGGCTCGTGCCCCGTCGAAGATCAGAGCGTCGAACGCTCCGCGTAGGCCCTTGCCCATCGCCCGGTCCAGCCCCGCCACTCCGGCCGAGGCGCTTTCCAGCGACCGCCCGGTGGAATCGAGTTCACGGCGGAACGTCTCCACCACCGCCTCGGTTGAGGCGATGGAGGCGTCCACCTCCGCGAACAATTCCTGCACTTCGTTGATTTCACTCATTCGGATCGCCTTTCATCAGGGTATAATGCGCTCAGCTCCGCCAGCCGGTCGCGTGCCATCGCAGGTGCCGCCTGCGGATCCAGCCCCGCCATCAGCGCCAGCTCGGCAGGGGTCAGCGCCCAGAACTGGTCGGGGGTCAGCCGCAACCCGTGAAGGCCCAGCCGCAGCAACGCGGTCCAGTCGATCATTCGGGTTGCACACCGGAAAAGGTCAGCCGCAGCAGACGCGCGGCAACCCTTGCGGCCTCCAGCGGCCCGCCCTCGACCGTGGCGGTGGCCAGCTTGCCCGCCGGTGCGCCGCCCGCCTCCAGCAAGGCGACCAGATCGGCGGCGCGAAAGGTGCCGCTCTCAAACCGGGCGACCAGATCTGTCAGGCTGTCCGCGCCCAGGCGTGCCTCCAGCCGCGCCAGCGCACCCAGGCTCAGCCGCAGCACATGCACCTTGCCGTCGAGGTTCAGGGCCACCTCCCCCCGATGCGGGTTCGGGCGCGCCTTGCCCGAACCGCGTTTCTTGCCGCCTGCGCTCATAGCGCGACGAAGCTCAGCGCCCCGGCGCTGGCCATCGACATCTCATAGACCGCCTCACCGTCATACTCCCCCGAATACTCGATCGCGGTCAGTTGGAACGGCCCTTCGATGATGCCGAAATCGGGGATGACGACCTGAAAGTCCGGGACCTCACCGTCAAAGAACATCTGCCGCGCCCGCGCATCCGTGTCCGCATCGCGAAACACACCGGAGCCTGACAGCGCGGCGGAGCGGACGCCAGCGCCCCCCAGCAATTCACGCCAGCCGCCCGCGCTGTCCAGCGTGGTGGTATCGACGGTTTCCGCGTTGAACGAGATGCGGCTGGCCCGCAGCCCCGCCACCGTCTCGAATCCGCCCGATCCCGTCATGTCGATCTTGATCAGCAGATCTCTGCCCATCTGAGTGGCCATATTGAAAATTCCTTATAAAACAGTTTCTTGAAAGGATCAGTTCGCGTCCAGAAGAACCCGGAACGTCAGGGTAATCAGCCGCCGTTCGGTGCCGCGTGACCGCCGTGCCCGCGCCTTGAGGAACCGCAGATCCGTCACCGTGGCACCGGTCACCGCCGGCGGCGTGTGCAGCAGAATGCGCCCCACCTCCGCCGCGACCAGCTTCGCGCGGGAAAAGCCCTGCGCCGCCGAATGCACCTCGATCACGATGTCATGCTGGGTCAGATCCGGCCCGCGTTCCCGAACCTGTTCCTCCCCGATCGAGACATACTCGTTCGAGGTCGGAACCGCGGTCGCGTCCAGCACCTCGGCCAGGTCCGTGATCTCGGGCGCGGCACTCAACGCCCAGTACAGGCCCTGTTGCAGCGGCCATGAAAATGCGTAGCTCATGCGCCACCTTCCTCTGCCCAAAGTTGCAGGTAATGCGCCGCGCGGTCGTATTCCGCGACGCCCAGAATGCGAAACACCCGGTCCCCCATGCGCAACCGCTGGCCTGCAATTGGCCTGCGGGAACGTCCTTCGGGCGCGGCGCGCAGGATGATCCGCACCTTGATGGTGGACACCTCCAGCGCCCCCTCCCGCACCAGCCGGGCCGAGGGACGCTCAATCGCGGCCCATAACGTGCCAAGCGCCTGCCACCCCTCCATCAACCCGCCGCCGCCGTCGGGCGTCATCGCGCGGGCCTCCAGCACCATTTCCCGGTCCAGCACCGGGGCCGACCCGCTCACAGCCGCACCGGGCGATGGGCGTCCAGCAATGCCAGCACACCGAACGGCCAATGGTCCTGCCCGCCGGAGCGATTCTCGTAATAGCTCGCCGCCAGCAGCTTCACCGCATGGCGCAGATCGGGCGGCACATCCGCAGGGTCGGGGCCGTAACCGGCGGTGAAGTCCACCTCGACCTGACCGCCCTCCGGCACCGAAACCGACCCCAGCAGCACGGGCCGGTGCGCATCGACGCGCAGCGTGACGTTCGGAACCATGCGCGCATGGCCCGCCGCATCGACGACGCGAACCTCCTCCAGCGCCACGACCGGCGCGACCGGCACGCCCTGGGCACCGTCACGCCAGTTGGTCAGGATCAGGCGCAGGCCGCGCGTGATCAGCGCCTTGCCGATGCGCGCCTCCACGGCGCTGGTTGCCGCGCGCAAATACATCTCCAGCATCGCATCCTGCGCGCCGTCATCCTCGAACCCGGTGCCCAGATGCAGGTGGTCCGCGAAATCGCGGATCTCCACCGGCACCCGGGCCGGTCCGTTGCGTTCCGTCATCATCATCGGCTGTTCTCCCGCCCCGTCGGATACAAAAAGGGCCCGCGCGAACGCAGGCCCCTCCAATTCACTCAGTCAGTCGCGTTTCAGCTGGCCGCGAACTTCAGCAGCTTGATCGCGGCGAAGTCGCTGACATCGCCACCCACGCGCTTGGTCGCGAAGAACTGCACGTTCGGCTTGGCCGAGAACGGGTCGCGCAGGATGCGCATATCGGGACGTTCCGCGATGGTGTAGCCATTTGCGAAGTCACCAAAGGCAATCGCCGTCGCGTCCAGCGCGATGTCGGGCATGTCCTCGCAGATCAGCACCGGATACCCCATCAGGCGCGCAGGCTCACCCGCCGCCAGCGTGTCGGTCCACAGGAAACGACCGTCCGCGTCCTTCATCTTGCGCACGGCACCGGCAGTCTTGGAGTTCATCACGAAGCTGGCATTCGCGCGGTACTGTGCGCCCAGCGAATAGACCAGATCCACGATGGCATCCGCCGGATCGGCAATCGAGAAGTCGCCATCGGTGCCGGTGGCGACATAGCCCAGCGATCCCCACGCCCAGACATCGTTGGCCACATTGGCATAGCTCATGATGCCGCGCGGCTTGCCCACGCCGTCGCCCGCGATGAACGACACGCTCTCGGCGCGCGCGAACTTGTCCGCGATGCGGCCCGCCAGCCAACCCTCGACGTCGAACGCGCTGTCGTCCAGCAGACGCTGCGATGCCTTGGGCATGGCGGACAATTCGTGCAGCGGGATCGAGATACGCTCCAGCTGCGGCGCGCCCGTCTCGCTCGCATTCGCCGTCTCGTCCGACCAACCCGCGCCAGTGTCATTGTGATCGACCAGCACGTCAAAGGCGGATGCCTCGACATTCACCACATTCGCGATGGAGCGCAGCGAAGCCGCACCCAGCAGCACGCTCTGCACCGTGGCCGAGGTCTGCGGATCGACCAGATAGCCACCCTCGGCGCTGACCTGGGTGGACATGCCCTTTTCCTCGACCCCCAGCGCGCGCAGGCCGTCATCATCGCCCGAGCGCAGATAGGCCGCGAACGCCTTCTGGTGGGGCACCTCGACCTCGGCGGCGGCGGACAGGGCGGGGCGGGCGGATTTGGTCTGCATCATGGTCAAACGGCTCTCTTGTTCCATAAGTTTGGTCTGAATGTCGGTTTGGAAATTCTTGAATTCGCTCAGAAAGCCTGTCATGGCCGCCTTCACGTCGGTGGTCTTCGCCGCCGATTTGCAGTCGATGTCGTGCATCAATCCATCCTTGAAATTACTTGGGTAAAAAGACGGCCAATCAGGCCAGCAGTGCCGCCGCGTCATCAAAAAAGGACGCGAGGTCGTTCGCCAGCGCATCGGTTTCCGTATCGTCGGATTTCGATTGCGCCCGCGCCTCGGGAAGCATCGGAAAGGTCACGAGGGACACTTCCCAAAGCTCGATCTCATGCAGCAACCGCCCGACGCCGGATTTCTCCGCGCGGATGGTGCGATATCCGATGGACAGCCCGTCGATGGCCCCGGCCTTGAGCAGCGCCAGCGCCTCTCGCCCGGCGCGAACCTCGGTCAGGATGCGACCGCGAACATGCAGTCCGGTGCCGTCCTCCTCGACCGCCTCCCACACGCCGATCGGGGTGGCGGGGTCGTGCTGCCACAGCATCTTGACGGTGCGCCCCTTGGCGAACAGACGTTCCAGCGCGCGGCCATAGGCGCCCTTCTGCACGATGTCACCGCCCTGATCGGCGATCCCGTACAGCGACGCATAACCCGCGATCGTCGTATCCCCGTCCAGCGCGGGCGCATCGCCCAGACCGCAGAATTTCGTTTCCAGCATTCCCGCCGGATCATATCCCGTCATCCGCACTCTCCTTTGTAAAACAATTGGTTGTCAGGCGATGCTCAGCTCACCCGTGACCACCAGAAACAGACCCTGCGCCGCCACCGTTCCGGCCACGCCATAGACGGCCATCCACATGCGCCGTTCCATCCGGTCCAGCAGCGCCTCGATCCCGCCCAGCCGTCGCTCCAGCGCCAGCCAGCGTTCCTCGCTCACACGTTCCAGCGTTTCGACCCGCGCGCTCGTCGCGTCGAACGGTTCATACAGATAGCGCGAGCCTGCCGCGCGCGCCGTCAAACCGCACGCGGCGGCAGTCCGAGCAGAGCACGCTTTTCGTCCTCGCTCAGAAAGTCCGCCTCCGCGACCCTGCGCCACTGTGCCTCACGCTCCAACGCCAGCGCCGGCACGCCGTCCAGGTCGGGTTTCAACCGCGTGCCGCCCATGCCGGGCAACCACTGGCTCAACGCGCCCGTGACCTTGCCCACCAGCGGCAGAACCGTCAGGCGATAGAACGCCCGGTTCGCCTCGGCATAATTCGCATAGGTCGCGTCACCCGGCAGACCCAACAGCATCGGCGGCACCCCGAAGGCCAGCGCGATCTCCCGCGCCGCCGCCTCCTTGGTTTTCTGGAATTCCATGTCGGAGGGGGAGAATCCCATCGGCTTCCAATCCAGCCCCCCTTCCAGCAACATCGGCCGTCCGGCATTCGTCGCACCCTGATGTTGCCCCTCCAGTTCGCTCTTGAGCCGGTCATACTGATCCGCGCCCAACACTCCGGCCCCCTCGGCGGAGCGATAGACGATCGCGCCCGAGGGCCGCGCCGCGTTGTCCAGCAAAGCCTTCGACCATTTCGAGGCCGCGTTGTGCACATCCACCGCCGTCGCCGCCGCCTGCATCGGGCTAAGCCCATAATGGTCGTCCGTCGGATGCCAGCCCCGCACATGGCAGATCGCATCCGCCGCGAACCGGTGTTTCTTGGCCCCAACGGTGTAATCATATCCAACCGGCCACCCGTCGCGGCCCGGCACGACCCGCATCCGGTCGGACCGCACGACATGCAGCTCCATCGGAACGTCCGCGCCTGCCACCGTCTCCATGTATCCGTTGCCGCTGAGCAGAAGCTGGCCGTAGAACGCCTCGAACAGTTCCCCCGAGCCCTGGCCGCCATTGGGTCGTGCCAACAGGTCGAGCACGGGATGCACGTCATAACGCCGCTCCGCATCGGACAGCACCATGGGCACGGCGGCAGCCGCCTCCGCGATCAGCTTCACACAGCGAAACCCGACCGGGTTGGAGGTGAACCCGACCCGTGTCATCGTCGCCCCGTCGCGCCCGCTCCACATCGCGCGGCCCGCGCCGTGAAACGCCACCATGGGGCCGGCGGCACTCGCCTTGACCTCGGGGGCTTCCCTCTTGAACAAACCCAGCATCGCTTTCTCCCGTAAAATTCCGGTAAACGAAAAGGGAGCCCGCAGGCCCCCTTTTCTTCTGTCTTCAAATATCCATGAAACCCTACAACCCGCGCACCTGCGGGCGGTTCACGACCGCCTCCGCATCCTGCATCAGGTCCGTCACGGCCCAGACAAGCGCGTCCAGCCGGTCCGGCGATCCACGCCCCGAATAGCCCGAGCGCAGCATCGCCGCCATCTCGTCCTCCAGCGCGGGGAAGCTGCCCGCATGCAGCACCCGCCCTTGTTCATAGAGCGCGGCAACCGGCTCCGCCCGCGCCTGCTTGGACCGGCTGGCATGGACACCGCGATAGCTGACGTTCCGATCCACCTGCTGCAGCAGGTTCTCGACCAGATCGCCGCCCTGATTGACCTCCGCGACCACCCGGTCGGCGCTCCAGTCGTCACGCGCCGCGATCGCCGCCTTCGCCCATGTCAGGGGGGAGGCCGCCTCCACGCTCAGATCCGCAAGGATGACCGCCTTCCAGCTGTCCCCCTGACGGTGCAGCCCCGCGACGACGATGCCGCACGCGTCCGAATCCTCGCGCCCCGTGACCGGCGGGTCCACCGCGACGACGATCCGCTCCAACTCGGGCGTTTCAGGCACCCGCGCCGCCTCGATCCGGTCGCGCGGCCACAAAGCACCGGGCAGATCCTTGATCAGCTCCCCGTCCAGCTCCTGCCGTCCCAGCGCGGTGCCGCCATACCGCTTCGTCACCGCCTTCAAAAATCCCGGCGCCAAATTCGCCGTGTTGGCCGAGGTCGCGGCCTGCGTGACCACGGTTCCCTCCTCGCCCAGAACCTCCTCGAACAAAGCCCCCGGCGCGGGCGTCGTCGTCACCACGCAGCGCGGATCATCGCCCAATCGCAGCGCGAATTGCAGCATGTCCCAGGCGTGTTGACCCTTTTTCCACTTGGCCAGCTCATCGCACCAGGCCCCGTCGAATTGCGGGCCGCGCATCGCCTCGGGGTCCGAGGCGGAGAACACCTGCGCCTCCGCTCCGTTCGGCCAGACCAGAACCCGGCGCGAGGCGATCCAGCGCGGCTTGCGGTCGGGGGGGCAGCAAGCGATCAGCCCGCTGTCGCCCAGAACCATCACGTCGCGCGCCTGGTCGTAAGTCTCACCGATCAGGGCGATCCGACGGCACGCACCCGGCGCGTCCGGTGTTGGCCCCTCGACCAGTCCGCGCACCCACTCCGCCCCGGCGCGGGTCTTGCCCGCCCCACGTCCGCCCATGATCATCCAGGTGTTCCAGTCCCCTTCGGGGGCGACCTGATGGCCCTCGATGGCCCAAAGCTCGAACAGATAGCTAATCGAGCGCAGGGCGTTTTCACTCAGCCCGGCCAGAAGCTCCTCGATCTCCGCGTCGCTGGCGCAGCTTAGAAATTCGCGCACGAAGCTCATCTCTAGCGGCATCGAGGTCGAGCGGTGCTGCCGCTCCGGTTCCGTCTGTCGAATAGCGTTCAT